CACCTCTATCTCCTTTCCACTAGAATTAGTTATAGTGGTTGTCATGTTTAAATCTGGTGTAATTGTATTTAAATGTTGTCTAAAAGCTAGTGAATCTCTTGACAAAAATTCATTTTCTACAAAATTTATTATATGTGATTTATCAGAGTTACCATCTACAGATAATAACATTGTTTTTAGTCTAGTAGTTAGTTCAGAACTTCTTTCTTTTGACACTTTTCTTAACGCCTTAACTTCTGCTTCAATATTTTTTTCATCTTTACCTGTTAGTAATTTAAAAGTTATCTGTCTTTTAGAAGTTGGTAGTTCAAATGCAAACTCGTTTGTACCCTTTGAAAGTTTACTAAAGTCTATTGGTTGAGATTCTATTTTAGATAAATCAACTTTTTGTTCTTCACCATCATATTCAAATTCATAATCTTTACCATAACCAAGAATACGAGCAGCAACCATGATTGCATTTTTATCACCTATGAGTAATTCTTGAATGTTAATTGTTTTGTCTACTATTAGAGATTGTAACAAAACATCAATAACAGTTCCTTGTTGTATTAAATTTTGTGAGGTTAGTATATCCTCTTCTTTTGCGGTCATGTATTTCACTTCTACTTTACCACTAGATAGGGGATGACCATCAACATAGAAATGACCTTTGGATGGTAAATCTACCACTTCCGTAGGAAATTTATAATCAGCCATGAATGACTCCTTTGTTTGTATTAATATATATAACTAATTTTGTCTTAAAACTATTTTATTTTTTACCGAACTTTTCAGCCGCAGTAACACCAAGTCCAACTACTGAAATGTACATGAAACACTCAAGTATCTTGTCCTTGACTTCGAATGCAGTAAAGGTGTCAGCACCCCAACTACAAATCAACATAAAAAATGCTGCAAAACCAACTGTTCTCTTTGATGATATTTTAGCATCACTAGATAACATCTCTTTTATAAAACTCATGTTTACTCCTTAGAATTGTAAGATTGCGTAATCGTATTTAAGTGTTAGAGTGATTTCAGCAGGATCACTTGAAGCGTAATCTAAATCACCAAAGTTAGCTGTTTCAATATAAGCACCTTTAAGTACCCACTCTTCAACAACATCACCAACAGGTCCTAACAAATTAAATGTTACGTCTTTTTTATAGAAATCTGAATATCCATCACGACCAGTAACAGACTCATGTGATAAACGAACCCATTCCATAACAGCTTGAGCACCACTTGGAACCACAGGATCATATAACATGATATCAATTGGTTGCCAGGCACCTTTTCCTTTAATATATCTTTTAACATTGATGTGGTCTAAAACTATCTCTTCGAACTGAATCTGAGGTCTGTTCGCAGTCTTAATTAAATATGCAGGAATACCTTCTATGTACATTATAAACCGATTTTTTGTTTTCGGTTCAAACGGTGTAAACATAATTTCTGAAGGATCTAATGTAGCCATTCTTCTTTCTCCTAAAAGTCCGTTTAATTCTATTCAATAATAAATATCAATTAAACAAATTTTTGATAAAAAGAAAAACCCCTCATAAGAGGGGCTTTTCATTTATTTAGTGTTTATCCTAAATTATTCAGGAAATGTGGCTCCTGTTGGTTGTACTACGAAATCAAGTACGATGAACTCTGCAGTTCTTGTAGGTTGGATAAATATCTGACCTACTAACTGATTTCTATCTACAACTTCTGGTGTGTTGTTAGTGTCATCCATGACAACTCTAAAAGCACTTAAACCACTATTAGACTGAACTTGTTCTAGATAAGGATTCACGATGTTTAAGAAACGATTTCTTAAAGCTTGTGAGTTCTGTTCGAACACTAAGAATCTTGAAGTACTTGCGATAAACTTTCTTAACGCAATCAACAATCTTCTTACATTTACTCTGTCTAACGCAGATGGTTTAGATTGTAGTGTTTTCTGTCCAAAGACAACAACACCTTGACCAGGAAAAGAAGCGATTGGATTAACCCTACCTTCATAGAGGTCATCTCTTTCAGCATGTGTTAATCTTGTTTTTGCTTCTAATACACTTGTCAATCCACCACGATTCAATCCAGCTGGTGCAAACCATTCGTGAGCTACTTGGTCGTTATATGAAATAACACCAGGTAATACTACTGATGGTGGAACCCATACTGGTATTGAACTATCCCTATTAGGTATCAACACCCAAGGATAATAAGTCGCTACATAGTTAGTATCTAGATTCTTAACTGTATCCAATACGGTTTCAACACTATCATTGTAAGCTGCCGCATCCATGATATAGAGTGCGTCTGCTCTAGACTCAACTTTACTAATCGCGTGGTTTGTTATGTTAGAGTGTAGTCTATGAATAACACCAGGTGTTACCAATAGATTCATATCAAATTCATCAGGATTACTAATAGCATTTATAGCTCTTTTGTAAGCTAAACTACCACTAGATGTTGAACTTGAAAGGTCAAACCCTTGTGTGTTTCCTGCAGTTATTGATGAACCAACATTATATGGAGTTGCTGGATTCTTTCCATCAAATCCCCATTGTAGAGGAACAACAAATTTTCTTTGAGCTAATGTTGAATTGGTCAAAGTAATTTTTGTCGAACCATTAGCAAATGTAGATTCTCCATTTGGATTACCATCATCATGACCAAAGAAGTCTTCTAGACTCATTGATACATTGTTACCAAACGCAGCTGTTGCTGGAATTGGTGCTAAATAGTTCTGATTATCATCTTTAATATGTTGTGATAGATAATCAAATCCATAAAATACACTAGAATCATATGTTCCCAATCCACTATTTTGGTCTGATTTAAATACTACTGCTGGTATTTTAGTACCACCAGGAACAGTATTATAAACTGCTTCATGTCCCATTGGAACTACCTCTTTTGGATGTTGAGAAAGATTATTCTCACCAGAAGTATTAGAAGCGTAATCACCAACTCTGATATGTTTACTTAGATTTGGTAATGTACCAAAATAAGTAAGTTTTCCATTAGAGTCAATGGTTACATGTCTATCACCAATTCTCTTTGCAAAATAATTTGGTGAATTAGGATCGAATGTCAAACTATCGTATTGTTCTAATATATTGTCATCATCCAAACCACCTGGATTATTTACCCTAACTTGTAAAGAAAATGTTCCATAATCAGAACCTGCAACGTCAGCTGCTGGTTTAACGTTTAAGATACCAATCTTAAGTTCTTTGTTAATATTTGAACCATGTGAACGAGTATAAACTCTGAAAAGTTTAAACCTTGAACCATTTACTAGTTGTGATTGTAAAAATGGTGTTCTAGCTGTTTGATAATCTTTATTACCAGTCCAATCAGTAGATTCATTTCCATCATTATCTATGGTATTAGTGCCATCAATAAAGTTTAATCCATTATGTACAATCTCTGCAGAAGCTGATGGATATGGAGCTGCTGTATATGAACCAGTAGCATGAGCTCTTCTACTCCATACTTTATAAACATAAACAGATGAATCATTATTACCACTCTTAGTAGATTGTGGATCTGAACTGATTACTTTTGTTATGTAATTTGCACTACTTGTATTAAAAGATAGGGTGTATGTTTCTGCTCCACTACTAAATCCAGTACTACCAGATACACTTAGTACAAATTCGTTCCAAGTACCACCTGTAGCTATTGTACTACCACTAAAATCTGTAGATGTATTACCTCTTGATGGAGCTAATACAGCCAATGATTCTGAAGCTATTCCTGCTTTATGTACATCTAACCTAATACAATCTTCTAAATAACCACCTAGTCCAAGAACTCTCACTACTGTGACAACTCCTGCACTTCTTAAATATTGTTCTACCGTTTGAGGTGTATAATATCTATCATCTTGACCACCAAATATTTCTTCAAAGTCTTGAAACGATGTTACTTGGGTAGGAACAAAAGCAGGACCTTTAGATGTAGGTCCTACAATAGCTGCACCAATTGCACCAATCGCTTGTGGTAAAAATGACAAGTCTCTTTCACGAGTGAATACACCAGGTGAAACTATTCTTTCTGCCATTGAATTTCTCCTAGTTAATTTTTGTTATGCAAAATCTTAGAATAAACGTAATTATTCTATTATAAGTATAACTTAAAGTCCCCAAAATACACTATTTAGGGAAGTTTTTTTATATTAACCTTGAGGAGCTTCTTGAGGTGGTGCTGGTGTAAATACTCCACTCTGTGGATCTAACTGGCCAGGACCGTACTTTTCATTTAACTTCTGAACAATCTCTTGCTCTTTCTGTTGAACTTCTTCATACTCACCTTCAAGTTCAGCTTGACGATTATCAATTGCTTCTATCTGTTGATTAAGTAAAATCTTCTGTACAGCAATCTGTCCTAACTGAGCTTGTTTGTCTTGATAACTCTGTTGTAATTCACCTAACTCTTTTAACTCTTCTTCTGAAAATTTAATCTCATCAGATGCTTCAACAACTTTTGCTTCTTCAGCCATAACTTATTCTCCTATATTATTTCAAGTTAATAGTTTATATAAATATAACATAAATATGTTAAATACGATTTTTTATTTCTTTTTCAGCTCTTCTATCTCTTTTTGTTGAGATTTTACGATTTCTGTTAGTTCCTGAACTGCTTTTATCAATGGTGTTACGAACATTTCTCTTGATATCACCTGACTTCCGTCTTCTCTTTCTTTCCAACCACCGAAAGTATCAACCCCTACGTCATCCAACGCTTGTTTAACATCTTGAGCAATCATGCCATGCATGGTTGTATCCAAATCCATTTTATTTTCTTCGGAATACTCATTCCACTCCTTTGGAAATTCATTTGATGGTTTCCATTGAAATGTGACAGGTTTAAGTTTATTGATAAAGTCTAAACCAAGTATATCGTTTTTAATATTTCTTTTCTTACGAACATCTGATGTTCTTGTCCAAGCCGCATCGGTATCAAACTCATTCTGAACTATGTTTGATGCTTTACCGAATGTGAACTGATTTTGTGCAGTTGCAACAATATCATATCCTAATACATACTGATACTGTGCATTTTGAGCTGATACATCGGTATTATTACCAAGCATTACATTGTAAGCACCATTACCTATCGTATCACCTGCGTTAGTACCGATACAAGTGTTGTATGTTCCATCCGTAACAGCACCCAAAGCATTATAACCTACGGCAGTGTTTTGTACTGCATAGTTACCATCTGCCTCTGCACCTCTCATAGCTCCTCTACCAACCGCTACGTTTCGAGAAGCATCATCTAAATTCTCACCCGCAAACGAACCAACATATACATTCTGATAAGATTGTTGAGTTGTAGCATCACCATGCTCTCCAGCTTTTTGACCTATGAATGTGTTCTCATAACCTGTGGTGTTATCATTTCCAGCCTCAAATCCAATGATAGTGTTACTATATCCCGATGTGGTTGAACTTCCTGCTAAGTATCCGATAGCAGTATTTCCAGCACCTGAAGTAAGTGAAGTAAGAGCGTCTCCACCTATTGCTATTGTACCAGTTTGGGCATTATCTGATGTACTATTTAAAGCGTTTCTTCCTATAGCAATATTGTCTTGTACTTGTCTATCATTACCAGCTAAGTCTCCACCTACTAAAGCAGCATGACCTATAGCAATATTTCCGTCTATATCTCCACCAGCAGTTCCTTCATCCATTCCACCTAATGCTGATGTTCCAATAGCTATATTTTCAGATTCTCCGACTGCCATAGCATCAGCAGCATTTACACCTATAGCAACATTGTTATCACCACTTACAAGTGCAAGATGAGCTTGATAACCTAAAGAAATATTTGAACCACCAGTTGTGAGTGCCTTTCCTGATTCATATCCAATAGCAATATTTGCAGCTCCTGAAGTAATTTTAGAACCTGCATAGTATCCGATAGCAACTGTTCCGGCTGCGGATGTTGAGTTAATATCATTTCCTGCATTATCACCGATTAAAACTGTGTATGAGGTGGTAGTCATTGTAGCCCCAGCTGAAGGACCTATTATAACATTATTTTGAGCTGAAGTTAATGAATCTGCAGCATATGGGCCGAGGACAACATTAC